CCGAGCTGTTATTAGCAGCATAAGGGTCAATATATACTCTGTAACGACCGTTAAGGATACCTGCGAAGGTATTGCTCGAATCGTCAACGTTGAGGTTTGCGTTGAGTGCAGGAGTGTAGTCAAGAAGACCTGCATGGGTAAGTGCTGATGCAACATCTGCGGAGCAGAGGATCATGTTACCCTTCCCTCTACGAGTTCTTTGTGCGATTTGATTCGCATCTCTCTCGATTTGGAAAATAAGTCCTTTGAACTTCTCAACTGACCATCTGCCGTTGGAGTCAACGTCTAGGTCAAATACACCTGCATTTGCGGTGTTGAGGGTTGCACCCTGCTCAGCAATCTTATAGACGGTTCTGATAACTTCACGGTTGATCTCAGCAAGAATCTCTGTTGAGAGAATATTTGCAAGTTCAGCCTCAGCATTCAGACCATGGATTGCCTTAAGGTCTTGTGCAAGTTCCAAGGAATACTCTGCTTTCAGAGCTCTTGACTTTGCAGTAACTGTGACTTTCTCAATTGAGAATGCCATCTCGTTGAAGGCTGCTGATGCAGAACCATCTAGTCCCTCAGAGTCTCCAGTTGACATACCCTGACCGACGTTATAGGTGTCGGTTGAGGATGCAGTTGGGTTAAGCAGACCTGGGTTTGTACCATCTTGTGTAGTAGTACCGAAACCAACTGCTGAGCCAGTCATGCCCGAAGTTAGGTTTCTACCAGCATTCTGACCAGAGAATGAAGTATCTGCTTCGTCGAATAGTGCTTCTGCACCGTTTTGATCGACAAACTTAGAACGCATCGCAAAGATGAGTCCTGTAGGTGCGTTCATTGGTTGGACGCCTGCTAGGTCATATGCGACCAAGTTAGGCATTGAACGACGGATTAGGGAGATCAGAACAGGGTCGAAACCTGCAACTGGTCCACCTGCTGATGCTCCACCAGAGAATCCAGCATTACCTGAACCACCTGGATCTGTATTTACGGTTGGAGTCTCGTAAAGGAACTCACGCTCTTCACGTAGTGCCTTTTCTTGGTTCTCTAGCAGGATAGCAGTAACTGCTCTTCTGTGGCCATCCTTGATTTCACCTAGACCATTGTAGTCTAGGAGAGGTGCCCACTTTTCCTGCAGTTGTTCAGCATTGAACATTTGCATTTTAATTGTCCTCGGAAAATTTAAGTTTGATTATTATCTAAAAATCACTTTTTAGAAACTCTCTGTAATGCTTCTAGATACATACCCATTGAACCAGATACATCGATCTGTTCGTTTAAAGTAGTAGCATCTTCAGCCATATAATCTTGAGAATCTCTTTGAGTAACTGTATTTGAAGAGAAGTATGATTCCTTCAAAGTTACTAGTTTCTCACGATAGTCATGTTCACTACCAAACTCAACATTTTCTACGAGAGTAGCAAGCTTTTCCTTTTGGGAAAGAGCTAGTCCTTCAGATACCTCTGCAAAAATTACATCGGTTACTGATTCTGCCAATCTCTTGTTAAGAGCAACATTCTTATCGATTTGCTCGTTGAGTTTTGACTCCATTTCATCAAGTTTTTCTACCATGCTCTCAAGCACATCATATTTTTCTTCAGGGATTGATACATAATGTTCTTCAAATAGGCCCTTCAGGCCCGATAGGAATGACTCAGTTGCCTGAGCTTGAATTCCTTTTTCTACTGCAAGTGCGTTCTCTTGGAACCACTCTTCAGCAACATACTCAAGATAAGCATCAAGACGCTCGGTCAATGATGCATTTAGTTCTTCGACTTGCTCGTTGAACTGTACGTCATAATGTGCGGTGACTGCTTCTTCAATCTGTTGAGTGCGAGCATTCATTGCTGCCTCAAAGACTGTCTTTGCTTTGTCACGGAACTCTTCGGAGAGATCTTCACCAGAAAGAAGTGCATTTACATCTTCTTCAATTGCTTCTTCGATAGATGCAACTGCTTCTTCGGTCTCAGTAATCTCTTCAGATTCGGAAACTACTTCATCTGTAGTTACTTCCTCTTCAGTGATTGCTTCCTCTTCAGTTTCTACTTCTTCTGCAGACATGGACTTCATAGCATCTGCAGGCTTTGCCTTTGCATTTACTACGTCCTTAACCTGGGACAAAGAAGCACCTGGAGTCTTCAGCTTTGCTGAATCATCATCAGGCTTATAGTTATCAGGTGAGGGACCACCTAAATCTTCGTAAGAAGGGCCTTGACCAGGAGTAGTTATTCCAGAAGCATTTGAACCTGCTCCTGGCATACCTTCTGCTGGCTTAGCACCTGCATTAACGGCAGATTTGGATTGTGTTGTGCCTACTTCCATTTCCTGTAAATTGTTACCACGGGACATTTGAACTCTCCGAATTTTTAAGCTATATTATACTTAATCTATATTTATTTATTAGTTATAGATTTGATAGAAACTCTTGGAACAAACTAATCTTATGCTCATCCAAGGTTTTTTGGTCAACTAGAGTATTTATTCTTCTATAAGTTTTCTCTGCTAGTTGCTCACGGAGGATTCCCCCGTCCCACACCCATTCTTTACCTTCCATTACACCCTGAACAAATGCATCAGGTGCAGATGGATCCGCAACAATGTCTGCAGCAGTAGCTAACATGAAATCTTCACCAACTACTGAATATCCTTCGGAAGTTGGTCTAAGTGAACCAACTCCACGGGAAGAAACACCAAGAGAGACACCCTCACTTAATAGATTAGATGCAATCTTACCCATTGGGGTTTCTAGAATTTTTGCCTTTCCAACAAAATTATCACCTTTTCTTTCTAGAGTAGTAATCTTATGAGATACTCTATCTAGATTGACAGTAGGTCCGTCTGGGTGACCAAGTTCTCCAAGAGCACGACCCTTTTGAACGAAGTTTTCGTTGTAACGCTTAACTTCTTTCTCTAGGATGTTCATCTCATAGAGTCTTTTGTTTCTATTAGGTTTGTTTGCCTGAAGGAAAATACCTTCAATAAACATATGCTTCTTGCCGTTCTTTTCTTCGACAATCAGCTCAACCTTTTCGATTTCTTCGGTAATTAATTTCATTGGATTAGTTATTGAATGCTACTGGGGTTGCTATTACAGTACCACTTGTTGCAGTGACTGCTGCACCTATGTCTTTCTCAACAACCTCACTTGAAAGAGGCATTAAAGTAAATTCGCAAGCACCAGAAGAATTAGCAAGTGCAATTACCGATGCTTGTGTTGCATGAATATTTGCTATACGAATTAATCTTGCAGCAGTAATTGCTGCATCAGTGACTGCAACTTCAGGACCTAAAGGCTGGATAATCATCTATCTACTTGTACTGATATATTCTATTTAGCTTTACTCTGCATTTCCTTCCAAATCGAACATCTTACCTACAACTGCTTGTCTTGTAGTTTCGACTTTTCCAACAGATTTTTGCATCAATAAATCTTTGATTGCATCACTAATACGATTTGCATCATCACTATCAAGAATGTCTACAAGACGTGAGGTTTCATTCTCTTGTTCCATTTCCATAGTTTCGTCTTCCATAGTTTAAAATAATTAACTTTTACTATTTATCAAATTTCACCAACATCTGGTTCAGATACTGCATCTCCCATTGCTGGTGCTTGTCCACCTGCTATCTGAGGTGCAGCAGATGCTGGGTCTTCTGGCATGTTCATAAGTTTTGGATCTACAATAGTTCCATCGGAAATTTCCTTCTTCATTTGCTTATCCATTTCCTTAATTTCACCATCAGTTTGCTTAAGAATTTTACTTCTTACATAAGCAGCAGAGAAGTACTTACCAAGATAGGGTTCAATTGCTGCACATGCTGCCAACTTATCATTAAGAAGTTCCGTATCTTTTAATTCGGAAAAATGATTATCGTAAAGGAAGTCATATTGAATATGGTCAGATAACCTATCCCAATCTTCTACAGCAACAATGTTCTTAAGGATAAGTTGAGTCTTCAACATATCATTGAATAAACTTGTAAATCTCTTACGAAGTCTTCCTACAAATTTGGTGAAACGAACTTCATCTCTGAGAATTTCCGAAGAACGTCCCATACTAAATCCACTACTTCCGTTAGTTCTTGTCTCAGGAACATTTAATGAACGGTATAGTTTTTTCTGGAAATATTCAATATCGTTAAGTTCTCCGAGATTTTGTCCACCTGGGAGAGTTGTGATTTCTGTACCTCTACCACCTTCACGACGAGGAAGCCAAAAATCCTCAAGCATTGCCATATGCTTTCTATCATCACGCATCTCTCCAGTATTAGCATCGTAAACCATTTTATTACGGTAACGATTCATTACGTCACGCAGATATTGCTCTGCCTTAATCTTGGGAAGATTACCAACATCGATGTAGAAAATTCTGCGCTCGGGTGCTCTACTTAATCGATAGATAACCAAAGAGTCCTCAATCATTCTTAATTGATTGAGGGACTTAATTGCCTTATGAAGATATGAAAGAATTGTTTGTCTGTTTCTATCTACAAGACCAGATGTGCAAAATGAAATTGAATCTGATGCAATTTTTACTGATTTATTTTCAGAAGAAGCTGCGTGGAACGTAGCTCCACCACCCTTCATAGCACCATTAGGATTATATACATAATACTCTTCAATTACTGGATTAATGAATGAATTATCTTTTTCAGAAATTGCCCTAGTAATACCGGATAATTGAGTATTTTCTTGTTTCTTTAGTTTTCTTACGTAACGAATCTTAAGGGGATCAATATAACGTATTTCCTTCAATCCAGCTTCTGGTTTTGTGACATCAATTACTTTATGGTAATAGATTCTACCGTCAATATACCAGTTACGAAAAATTTCATGAGCCTTCTTGTCGAAGTCCATGATTTCTTTTAAATATTTGAACTCTTCTCTAATGCTATCCTTTAGTTTTTCTGAACCAGGAACATTTGAAAGTTCGATTTCTACGGGTGAATCGTTCAAGTCTGAAACGATTGCCTCATCTACAACATCTTCAATGGCACTGTCACACTCAGGGTGCAATGCCATTTCTCTGTATCTACGGATTAGATCTTGCTCATTTTTATAGACACCTTCAATATCTACATATTGACCATAAAAACCACCAGATAAGTAAAAATCTGACTTATCTTCATCATTTTGAGGAATAGGAGAAAGAATAGAATCTTTCTTTTTACTATCCGATTCCTCAAACTTGTAACCAAATAATTTAGGCATCTCTATGAAATACTGGACCTTCTTGTCCTAGTATTTAGGTGGTTTCCGAAGTACCAAGAATACTGCTACCAGTATTTGGGTCAAGTGCATCCCACCACTGAACTTGTAAATCAACAGTGAATTCTTCAACAGAATCTGCTGCATCATAAGAAAGTTCAATTGGACTCACATTTGTTGGGAAGGTTCCGTAGAACTTATAGGTTTTTAGAACAGGAATCTTTGCTCCATTATCTGGAAGTTGTCCATTTGTTCCACCGGCCTCTCTTCCTCTACCAAGTTGGTGAACTACCATCTCAGTTTGATAAGCAGCAGGAGTGATTACACCTGCATTATCATCATGTCTGTTGATGAAATTCATCCATCTTTCAAACGAATTTCTTAGTTTGAAGTTGGTGTCGTTAATTACAGTAATTGTCCAAGGATCGAATGTTCTATCACCAGCAACCTTGAGGTTTCTACCTCTGAAAGGAATGTCAATTACATTGACATTGGATGCTGGAAGTTGAGCAGCCTTCACCATAAAGGTGAAGTCTTCATCAACTTGAACTTCAGTTCCGAGACCAGAAGGGAATGCAAGAACACACTCAAAGAGATTAGGTCTTGCACCACCACCGACTAGTCTTGATTTAAAATCACTTAGTGTTCTAGTATTGTAACGTGGGGTGTTGCTAGTTGCGTTTGACATCGATAATTTCCTCTTAATCTTTTAATCAATAATAAATCAAACAGTGCCTACAACTTCAGAGAAGCTAACACCAGTACGGGTAGCAACGAAGGTAAGACCAATGAAGTTGATTGATCTTGCTGGCTTTACGAAGATATCAGCCTTAAACTGATTTGAATCAACAACATCAGGTGTGTTGTTAGTTTCGTCACAAACGATGATAAACTCTGTGATACCTCTCTTACCCTTGACATCTCTTAGGTAAGGCTCAACAATGTTGATAAAGTTTGTTCTTGTAGTAGTATCATTAAACTCAAAGAGTTGTGCTCTTGCTGCACCCTCAATTGATGCTTCAAGTGCTAGGAACAACTTACGAACATTAATTCTGTCGAATGCTGAAGCATATCCAAGGGCAGTCTTGTCACCAAAGAGTAGAATACCTTGTCCAGAAGAAGCAACTACTGGATTAATTCTCTTGGAATATAGTAAGTCTCTTTGTGCCTTTGATGGGTTATATGCAAGTTTAATTGCATTATTGATTGCACCTCTATTAGCACCTGCAGGTGAGAACCAAGGGAAATCATCAGCAGTTGTTCTTGCCATTAATCCGGCAATATCACTATTGAGTCCTAGATAGACAAACTTATTATTAAATCTATCAAATGCATACTTATAACCACTATCAAATACTGCGTAAGAGGAAGAAGGTAATGGCTCAAAGAACTCAATAACCTTATCCGTTTGTGTATTTGTATTTGCTTGAGAAACAATATCAGATTTGTGTGGTGAAATTACTGCCATACAATCTTTTCTTTCTTCAGCAATAGACATCAAAGTTGTTGCCTTTGCTTGAGATTCAAAGATACTAGTTCCACCAGATGGACCCATAATCAAATAATTGATGGCGTATTCTGCTGGGTTTCTGAATATCTCATAACCAGAATTGATATCACCAAGTGTGGGTTCCATTCCATTTGTTGCCGAATAATCGACACCACTAGTAAACTTATATGTTTCATTACCAGAAACATTGAATGTACTACCCTGTGCTAGAGATCCCCATGAAGCAGTTGTTGCTGTAAATGCTTGAGAATTTGTAGTGCCTACAAAACTACCAGCAACTGTTGCTCTTGCAACACCTGCAAAAATATTTGCAGAGTTTGTTCCGATGTAATCCTTGTAGTAAATTCCTTGTGTAGGACTGATTCTTGCATCAGATGCTTTTGAGAGGAATGTATACTTCTCAATAATGGCACCTGCAGAACCACTTATCGTACCATTGTCATCAACAACTACAACGTGAACTTGGTCATTCTTACTACTTCTATCTGCAGCAAACTGAGAAGTTCCAGGTTTTGGAGCAATAGACTTCCAATGAACTACTTGATTATCAAGACCCAAAGTCTGGGTGTCGTACCAATCTTTAGATTGTGTATTATAGAATGTATTTGTATCAATTCCTGCAGAAGTTACGATACAAGTAGTGTTACCATTATCAACTTGGAATGAATTGGCATTTGCTCCTTGTCCAGGATTCTTATACTCAATTGATTCTGGAATTCCAGCAGTATCTCCAATATTAGATACTCTATCTACAACCTTAACGTAAATCTCATCAACACCAATTCCAGTAATAAGACCTCGGATTTGACCACTGAAGGAAACAACTGCTCCATCTTTTGCATAAGAAGTGTTCATTGTTTGGGTTACTGCATAACCAACTTGAACATCTGTTGCAACAGTACTTGTTACCTCTTGAGTGAATACAAAAGTTTCTGCTGTTAACGAACTAGTATTTGATGAATCATTAGACAGAACAATCTGAGATGCCCCAATAGATTGAATTGTAGTCCCCTCACCAAGATTTGAATTAGTAACAATATCAGCAACTGTCAGTGAAGAAGTTGTAATTCCAGTAATTAAATTTGTTGTAATTCCAACATCACCAGTCTTAGTTGCTATATTAGTTGTTGTTGTTACTGTTGTAGAAGTGGTTCCAATCCCACTCATGGTTTGATCTGCCATTCCGTCAATGGTACAAATCTTTAGGTTATTTGCCCAAGAACCAGGAGTTCTAGCAGCATATTCCCAAGCAGTATCTTCTGTATGATTGGTTTCGTAATCTTCGTCGTTTAGAATTTGTAATGTTGATTGTGCATCTGAGTTTGCATTGTTAAGAGTAGTTCCAGTTGCTCTTACAACTCTCAATACACCACCATAAGAGAGGTAGTTTGATGCTGATAACCAGTACTCGTTTTGTCCATCTTTCTCAGTTGGTTTTCCAAAAGTCCCAAGAAGCTCTGCTTCATTTGTAATCAGCACAGGCTGATTTACAGGTCCTTTTGCAAACGGGGCAGAAAAAGCACCGACTTGATCATTGGTTGAAGTGATTGCACCAATAGTTAAGTCAACTTCTCTTATCTGCACTCCTGGTGATACTAAATTTAACGCCATTTTTTCCCCTCTTAAAGAAGTTCATATTAGTCTATTAATATTTAGAGTTACCACTCTTTTTAGTGGGGAAACGGGGGAAACAACTACCAGTCTGGATATTCAACATCACAGTATGTCTTTATTTTATTCTTTTTTCTTGAAACTCTGGAAATGGTACACTCTTTACACTCATATGAGTATGCAGAAGATGAGTTACCTTTACCCTTTCTTGTTTTATAGAATCCATCTTCCAAGGTTTTTACTTTTTTACAAACTCTACATTCTCTATCTTTTGGAAAAGAATAATTAAAATCATCTCCCAAGTCCATCAATAATACTCCCACATATAAGAACGGTCACCATATTCATCCGTATGCCATCTATCACCAGAGGAATCAACAAATGAAGTATCATCAGAGATACCATCACTTACAAATCCAAATGGTGCCATGTCTTGCTCAATTTGGTCTCGTTGGTCTTCATATATTCTTTTTCTAATATCATTATCTGTCATCTCTTTAAAATATGGTTGGGCAATCAACCATGCGAAAATGACAAGGCACATTGCAAGGTCATCATGACATCCATCTTCTGCTAAAAATGTATTACTTTTTTGTATAAAGGTGGTAAGTTCACTTATGATATCGTAATCATTTATGATTACCTTATCGTCTTCAATTATCGTTTTTAAATTAGAACATCCAATTGCTTTAACTGTCTTGGACATTTTTATTCCTAATTGGGATTTTTTTCCAGAGAATCCCTGTCCAACAATCTGACCTGCTCTACCTCTCATAGAGCACATCAGAATATTTTCATACTCTAAATCAAATTGAAGAATACTAGAAACTTGCTCACCAATATCATTAACTTCAACTAAAACGAAAGACTTGTTGTATACCCTTCCAACCTTATCAATAATAGATGGAAATAGCATTGGTTTTATTTCATTATTCCTATACTTTGCAACTATTCTGTATGGAAAACTCGTGATATCAAATACTATAAATGCAGAGTAATCCTTACCAGTTCCCCTAGCAACGTCAACAGTCATTAAGTATTGATGTTCAGTTTTAGGTTCTTCATACATATCAAAACCCTTGTTTCTTTGTAAAGGGTCACTAAACACCATGGTTCTAAGTTTAGATGGTGTAATAAGAGTATCGACAGACCCTAGGAATTCACACTCAAACTCCTGAGTAAATTGTCTCTGTGACGTATTGCGTATTGTTTCTTCTTTCCACTTAGCATCCCTTCCTGGGACAGCACTCCAATGGACTTCTAATGGTGTGTAATCATTCTTCCCACGTTCAGCATCATGCCAAAGTTTATAAAACATATTCATCCCATTGGGAGTGGATATGATAATAACTTTAGTTGTTTTACCAGATGAAATAGTAGGATATACAGAACTAAAAAATTGTTCTGCAATATGAGTTGGAATGAATGCAAACTCGTCAAGAAATATAATATTGAAAGAGTTTCCCCTAACAGCAGAACTGGAAGTTGATGCAGCAACAATTTTGGAACCATTTTCAAGTTCTAATGAACCTTTGTTCCAGGAACCAACACCTTGCTGCAACCACTTAGGTAAGTTTTCATAAGATAACTGCAATCTTTGAAGTAACTCTCTTGCAGTTTCTGCTTTGTTTGCTAGGATTGCAATCCTGATATTATCATTAAATAGTGCATAATGAAGTAAATATGAAACTACTGTTGTAGACTTACCTGTTTGACGAGGAAGTTTTGCGATATTAAATCTTTTCTCATGAAAATTTTGGATTAACTCTTTTTGAAAATCATACATTTCAAAGGGAATCAAACCCTCATCAAGAGAGACTATACGAATATACTTAAGTGCAAAATAAACTGGGTCTTCTTTACATTTAAGAAACTCAATAACTTGGTCTTCTGTAAATTCAACTTGGACATTCTCCGCTTTTAAGTTGGGATTGCCCTTATAATGTTTTTCAGCCATGAAAATTATTTAACTTATTAAACCAATTGCAGAAACAACTTCTTGTTGCTTTAAATATAATTTAAGGTATGCTTTACAAAGTGTTTTAACCTCATCAATATCATTACATTCTTCCAGTTCCCTTATTTGCTTTTCATATTCAAAGATTTTTGAAAGTGATTCTAGTTTTATTTCGTCTGGATTCATGAGATTTATTCTCCTACATGTAGTAATGGTTGAGTTGGGTCCCTATAGTGCGGACTAAAAGAGATTACAGTTGAACCAGGATAGATTTTTTTAATCTGAGCAGAAACATCCATCTTGGTGGGTGTTGTTAGACTTGGGAAGAATATTTGAATATCCATATACTTTCCCCTCCACTGAAAACGGACGTGATAAGTTTTTCCCCTTTCCTGCAATTTAGTGTATCTCTCAACTAAAGAAGATGTTTCTGATGAAAACTCTTCTTTCTTAGTTTTATTTCCCCAATTTGAAGCACCGACTTTACGGCACTTAACAAGTGCTCCAGATGCATATGCACTTGGCCAAACTCTATAACGAGACTTTACCTTCTTATAACAAGCATCCTTTTCACCTGCTTTCTCTAATACTGTTTCTTCTGTAGCAACATTCTTTGCTTTCCCTTTACGGTCTGGGTTTCCATCTTCACGATTTTTACGACTAAATGCTCTTTCCTCCTCATCTTTATTGAGGTTACTCTTCATCTTTGAAGATCCACATTTTGGTTTGGTTGTTTGTCCAGGCTGTTTTGCACAGGGTTTTCCTGCATATTTGCCGCCCAACTGAACCCAACCAGGGGTGCCATCAGAAGAAGAACTCTTGCTAAACCAGTCACGCAGAGAACTATCACCACTTTTCGATTCATATATAAATTCCGAAAACGATTTCATTGGAATATACAATTTTAATTATTTATTCGTTGGACAAACCCTTCTTCAATAACTTCTGAAGTTCTGCAGTAGAACCAATAAACATAGTGTTATTAGTAACATTTTTAGGTGTTGTTGATTCTTCTTCTTTTAACTTTTTAAGTTTTGCTTGAAGGTCTAGTAATTTATCAGTAGTATCGCCAACACTCTTT